AAATATCCATTAGCAATACCCATACCAAAACGACTATTTCGTAAATAATCTAATAATTGATAAACTGGGTTATCTGAATAAGCCCATGTTGAACTTGTATCTGCTCTATGAGAGCCAGAGCCACCTGTGATAGATCCATCTAAATTAGGATTATAAATTTTTCTTCCTTTAACTATTGCATGAACTGTTGGAATACTGCCAAAAGAATCTTGATTCCATTTAAATTTTAATGCTAAATAAGAAATTCCTCTTAATCTATGATTACTTGTCCATGAAGTTAATCCACCAACCAATGTATCATAAGTTTGTGCATCAGTACCATAATGAGGTCTAACAGTTATTAAACTTGTACTATCTTTATAATAATTAGTATCATCTGCATGAACTGTTCTTTCTGTATTATCAGCTAAATCTCCAGACCATGTAACTTGATTATCATTAACAAAAATAGAAGTTATATCATCTATTTCACCTTCTCCTAAAGCTAAGATCATATATAAAAATTCATTATCTGTTCCAGAAGTTTCTAAAAAAGAAATTATTCCCCCTACTTTTCTTGTTCCATAAATAATTGGTAACTGTCCATTTGCAGAAGTTTTATTTACCAAAACACCTTTTGCAATATTTTCTACTGTAGTTTCAAAATTACTTTCTGGCTCATCTGGTTTTCGTAACCAAGTTAATGCGGCAGAAACAATACTAATAGTTGAAAGTATAGGAGATATAAATCTTATTAAAGGACTTTTTGATACAATTCCGACTACTCTTGCAACACTACTGAAAAAACTACCCCAACCCATTATATTCTACCCCAACGAATATCTTGAACTGTTAAAGCAGAAAATTCAAAACCTTTATCTCCAGAAAAATGTCTTTGTTGTGATACATCAGAACTATTACGACCAGATACTTTTTCAAAATTACCCCAATGAGAAGTAACTTGTAATCCTATTCCAGCAGTATTTGTATCATCTTCTATTGAGTATTGATCTATAAAACCCTCATACAATAAAAAAGGATCAGCAATTAAAGCATTACTATCATTTAATAGACCACGATAAATCGTAACACTATCATTGACTACATTTTCATTTAAGCACGTTGAGATAAAAGTTTGACTTGCACCAGACAAAGTTAAGTCTAGTGATTGTTTGGCAATATCGGTTTCTTCTGTAAAAGAAGAAATAGCCATTATAAAGCTAGAAGCTAAATAAGTAACTGATCCCCCTGATATAGATGAAGTTAAAGGGTAGGAGCAATCTGTAAGATGAACAGGAGTAGCAAAGCCGATAGTGATAAGATGAACTGGTCTGATGTCATTTGTCGCTAGTTCTGTCTTTACTGATGATGTTAAGCTTCTCGTCATATTTCTCGTAAGTTGTTCTAATTAGTTTTTCATTTCCTTTTATCACATTAAATTTACATTTACTATTTGGCTTTTTATGTTCTTTTAAATCATTTAAGTGAATATTAATTTCGCTTTCATCTACAATGACTTCTGCTGTGGCATCTACATTGAGATAATGCCTGATTAAATATTTCATTACAAAGCTTCTTCAACATCAAATTGGTATTCGTAATAAAGGTTTCCATCTTTATCAGCACCATTCACTCCAAATTCTTGCATATCATTTGTTAAATAAACTGTAAAAGGAACATTGTCATAAGTAACAGCACCATTGTTTGCTAGAGCTGTTATTATAGGAGGCTCAATTGTAATTGTTGAGGCATTACTCGAACTGGTAACATCACTAACCACCATATA